GTGGACGATTACCGATGACATTGAAGCGAGAAGCGTTGATTTCAAAACTCATTCAAGAAAAGACTGTGGATGAATACTCAACACTGAATCCATCTTCAGAGATGACAAAAACCCATGTAATTTCCATGAAAGGATATCGTGGTTCAAACTCAGAGTATGCATACGATAAGCAGAAAAGAGCATACGATCCCACTGCCATTGGAAAGTTGTCAATGTCTACATCTCCTGATGGAAACGTTGGTATCAACCGATATTTGACGGCAGAGCCAAACATTCGGAATGCCCGCGGATATCGTGATCCTGTCGATGATGTTGATACATTCAAAGATGTTAATGTATTCGACCCAATTGAACTATTAACCCCCGGAGCAGTACGACAAGATGACCCAGTACGTACAGCAATTGCCGGAAAACAATCAGGTCACGTTGTCCCAACTGTTGGATCACAAGCATCGTTAATTTCAAATGGATTTGACGAAGCAGTTCAATTTCATCTTTCCAATGACTTCGTTATCAATGCCGAAGAAGATGGAGAAGTTGTTGATGTCAATGAAGAAACTGGATTTATTATGGTCAAATATAAGTCTGGGAAACATCAGGCAATTAATTTGAATCATGATATTGTTAAGAACTCTGGTGGCGGATTCTACATGTCCAATACATTGAAACCGACATTAACAAAGGTTGGTGCAAAGTTCAAAGCAAATGCGATTCTGGCATATCATCCAAAATATTTCAACTATTCTCCGCTTACTGGTCTTCGCTATTCCATGGGCCCATTGGCAAAAGTTGCATTCCTAAATACATACAATACCTATGAAGATGCTGGTTTCATTACTGAAGAATTTGGACGAAAATTGGAAACAGCAATTGTCTATAAACAGGAAGCTACGTTCAAAGCAGGATCCAATATTCTTGAAATGAAACAGATTGGTGATCATGTCGTCATTGGTGATGCATTGATGAAATTCACAAATTCTTTCGATGACAAAGAGATCATGAAGTACTTAACAAAGTTAAGTGATGAAAGTGATCGTGAAATGTTAGAGGAAGAAATCAACAACGAAGTGAAAGCTCGTCATGCTGGCAAGATCATTGACATCAAAGTATATACGCGACTTGATCCATCAAATTTGTCGGATTCTCTCGGAGATATTGTTCAGAAATATTTCGATAAAGGAAATAAGAAGAAAGAATATCTCAAATCATTCGATCCATCGGATGGAGCAATTCATGCTGGATATCTTGTTACAGATAACACCGCACCGTTAGTAAACCGATATAACATGGTGAAGAAGCATAAGGGCATTGATGTTCTGATCGAGTTCTATATCGAGCATGGTGATACTTGCGGTGTTGGCGACAAGATTGCACTTTACTCTGCAAATAAACAAGTCATCTCAGAAGTATGTCCCGAAGGATATGAACCATATTCGGAATTCCGCCCTGATGAGAATGTCGACGTTTTTTGCAGCCCAGTAACCATTTCACGTCGTATGACAAAATCTTCCGAATTCCTACTTGCTACCGGAAAGGTATTAGTGGAATTGAAACGACGTGTCAAATCGATGATTAAGTTTGGTCAGTAGATTTAGGAAGGAGGGAATTCCCTCCTTCCTTTTTTATTCTATGATGAACCCATAGTTATAATACGCTCGGAAGAGGTGATTTGTTTATGGCAATTGATGGAAATCGATTGGGGTATGATGGATCTTTAACGGTTGATGAATATGGGAATAATAAAATTATCGAAACGCCAGAGATGATTCGAAATATCATTACATGGATTTTATTTGCAACACCAGGATCCTATCCGTCCATTCCACAATTAGGATTGAATATTCGAGAATTGCTGTATAGTCATTATGATGATTTAGATCCAAATCAATTGGCAAATCGCATTATTGCGCAATGTGAAGAATTGTCTTATTATTTCAATAAAAAAGAATTATCGGTACGGAAACAAAAATACTACAATCGCCCTGCAATCTATATCAACATTACCATTAGCGGCAATGTATATGGAGCAAACGATGATCATAGCAGCAATTATACGATTCTTGCAGCAATTGATGAAATGAATGAGTTGTTTATTGATGTCGATAGTTCTCCCTATAAGAAGAAATCAAAACTTCCAACGGAAAAGATTATCACAACATCCAATGAAAAATTGCAATCCATTCCATTGAAGATTCGGATCTGATTGGAGGTATCCTATGAAAGTTATTAATCGGAAAGAAGTAGAAGATCTCATTTATCGCGTCTTTGATAAATTGGATCCTACCGGCATTAATACCGATCATTATCGGAATATTTTCTCTGTTATGAAAGATGAAGAGTTTGCAAAATTTATGAAATCATTCTTGGATGATGAAAAGGATAATTTTGCATTCCAGCTCATCGATTATGAAAATAAACTTGATATGCAGAATTGTGAAAATGCTGCAAATGAATTGAAAATTCCACTCATGGAATATGTTTATCTTCCCCATCTAAATCGCGACCATAACAATGTTGTTGTTACGAAAGAAAAATGTCTGGTTGGATATTACAATGTAAAACGTACGCAGCAGATGCTTCATAAGAAAAATGGTATGACCATTAACAATGAAAAGGTATCCATGCTGACAGGACAGGTTATCAACGAAGATAAGAATTCGCGAAACAGTGATATTGAAGCAACAATGCTTGTCTCGATCGGTGCAGATAAAATCCTGCAAGAGTTACACGGACCACGTTCCGATGATATGGTTATGAAACGTGAGATGGAGAAATCCATTGCGCAGGATGGATACGTTGAGTTAGAATCCCTCACAAATGATCCTCGTAACAAAACAACGCTGAATACCGTCAATACCTATCTATTGGCTGCAGCATTGAAAACAGACTTGATTACAGATAGTTATATTCTTCCAAAAACACAAGAAGATATGGGTGTTTGATCGAGTAAATAAGATATTGGGAGCAACACTAAAATATAAAGTCGTGCTCCAAACGTATATATTGTAAGTTTGAGAATAAGGAGAGATATCCATGGTAAAAATTCAAGTTCTTGGCAACGGTCTCATTCCTCGTATGGGAATGCTTGCTCCAATCACGGAACCATTTCCGGTGGGTCGTATGACTGCTGCAACAATTCTGCAGACATCACCGAATCTCACGGTGAATTATCTCAATCCGAATGATGGGAAGTTCCATGCTCTGACCAATCAGAACATCACGCGAGTATTCGATGAGTTTGAGGATTATGAAGCTGCCACTACAGTAGAGGCGCCAGCGGAAGCACCGGTTGTGAATGAAACTCCCAATGAAACTCCCGCCGAAGTAAGTGCACCGACATCTCCTGCAGAACCGGAAGTAAATGATGCTCCAGTTGAATCTGATAAAAGCGAAATGGTTTCGGAGAATACGGAGTCGGATGAAACTCCAGAAAATACGGAAGATGTAGAAGAGAATGACGATCTTTCACCTGTCGAGGGTCGTAATTCAAAGAAGAAGAATAAGAGACACTAATCCAACAGATAAAAGGAGGGGATTTGTCCCCTCTTTTTATCTCTTATTTTATGATGAAAAGGAATGAATGAATTTTGGAAAAACCAGTTGTCGTTACCATCGACTTTAACAACTTTCTATTTCAATCATATTATGGAGAAAAACTTTACAATAGCAAAGGTCAAAATGTAAATGCTATTCGAGGATTCTTTTATAAATTGCGCGAATTGAAAGAAGCATTGAATCCAAATTATATCGTGATATGTAATGATGTCAGTCGCGAATCGACATTCCGACGGAAGCTATGTAAAACATATAAAGCGAACCGAAAACAGAAAGATGATGATATTTTATTTCAAATGAAATACACTCTTCATCTTTGCGGGCTACTAGGATATCCAATCATCAATCATGTTGAGTATGAGGCAGATGATGTCCTCGGCATGATATCTCGATATTGTATGGATCATGATATGTATTGCATTCTTGTCTCATCTGATAAAGATCTCTATCAATTAGTGAATGATAGTGTCTATGTATATTCCCCCCGAAACAAAGAGTATGTTGATGGGGGATGGTTGATGGAAAAGTATAGCTTAACACCAGATCAGTGGATTGAATTGAAGGTTATCCAAGGAGATCATTCCGATAATATCGTTGGGATTCCAGGAATTGGAGAAGTGACCGCATTAAAGCTTATGCGAGAATATCATTCGATTGAAAATATTTACAATCATTTGAATGAATTACAAGCTCGAACCAAAATGCTACTCGAGAATGGAAAAGATTCCATTCCATTAACAAAGACACTGGTAACAATTATTACAGACTTTACAAAATTAAATATCAATGAGGAATCATTCCAAAGAAAACCAATTGCATACGATGGAATCGATGCTGTATTATCTGAACTTGAGATATACTCACTAAGGGATATCATGCAGTACTCGTTATATAAATGACACGATATGAAGGAGTGACTATAATGATTCAGTGTATTTGTGAATCAAAGCTTTCCACAAGTTATGTGTTTCAAGATATTTGTGAAAAGTTGCAAGGGAATAGTGATCCAATGGTGCGAGCTGTGGATCTGATTAAGAATGCAAAGCATTTGACGATTGATGATATTGAAGGAATTTATATTCAGCTGAAGCAGTATACAAATTCTCTATCGAGAGCAGCGATTTCAAAATTTGAAAATGGGAATATCATTCTTCTCTATAATGATAATCCTGCAAATTCATTGACACAGACATTGCCATTCATGACATTTCGTCGAGCGGATACATATATCACATATCTGTTCATCGATCGTTTTGTGACGCACAATAAAGCAGGTGTCATGAATATCAGTGTCCCAATTCTTCATGATCTTCTCGTCGGTGCAGCCATTAGTAATGCACTGTATACGGACTATGCTCGGCTGACACAATCTCCATATTTAGAGAATACGCTGATGGAATCTTATATGGAGCTTTTTGTACGTATCCTCAATCGGGAATATGCAATTGGAACCGACAAACGTATTTTTGAATCGGCAAAATACTATATTCGAAAATTCTTCCTCATTCATATTTTCGGTTCCATTCATCCAATGGAGACCATTGATCAGGAAGCACTGGCGAAGCTAACGCATCTTAATGAAATGGATATCCAGCTTCTTAAATCCAATTGGGCAAATGCAAATCCGTCTGATATTCGTGGACTATTAGAACTATTAACAGAGCTTACGCCGCGAATGAAAACATTGGAACTTGGATCATTCCTATCGCAGTGGATCAATATGTATTACATGCCTGCGTTATTTGCAGTGGATACGATCGAGTATGTCATCTTTGCCGTTCTCACAATTCTGAATGGCAATAACATCATTTCGATTGGTGCTGCAAATACAATCAAAGATATTCGGAATATTAATTCCATTCGTGAGGAACTTTTGAAGTTAATTCAGGTGAATTAATTTCATTAGAAAAGGAGATATACTTTTATGATTCAGCGTGTAATTGATCAGGTTGAAATTCCGGAGGATATTGCAAAAGAACTATCCGATCTTCTTGTAAAGCAGGTTGTTCGGGAACGTGTACTTCTTGCATCGCTGTCCGATCCAGTAAAGTTTGAAGAAGCAGAAAAGCTTGTTCTTCCGATTACAGAAAAGATTGAAGCAATGAAGACACGAATTACACAGTCTTATATCCCTGAGAAGTATAATGATTCTAAATATATTTGGAATTATAACGGATATGCGGTTTCTCAGAATAAGATTGAAATCATTGAATCTGCGTGATGAAAATGAGAAGGGAATATTCCCTTCTCATTTATTATTTCATTGAAAGGAAATCAATATGCATAATCTCAAATTATTTGAAGAAGACTTTGATATCATCCATGGAGTATCTTTTGGGTATAAATATTGTGAGGATAATTTATACATTTATGGATCTCCACATGGATATATTATCGGATTGTATGATTTGAATTATGAAAATCGATGGAAATGGTTGTCTGAAAATGTTTATGATAGCCTTTTGGCCATAAAGCCGGATCTTACGAAAGGTGAGATCTATGATATTTACAAAGCCATCATTCATCTTTCCCGGCGTTATCCTACGTATTCGCCAATTCTGAAAGTTACACAGTCTATGTGTAATCAGTTCCAAAAATTGATTACTGCATATCGAGATCTCACGGTTGAATCAACATTAGAGGAATATCATAACTTGAGAAAAAGTTTCATTAAAAAATTCAATTGGGCAACGTATCATTTTCTGATCAATTCAATTTATGAGTATGATTTTAACCAAGATTATGCAGCAGAATATTTCAATGAATACATGGAACGTCGGGTTGATAATGAAGTTATATGTATGAAATATTATGATGAACATTATAGGTTCGGGTGATAGAATGAGAGGGGATATCCCCTCTCATTCTTTTTTATCAATTCACGGAATATATAAAGTGATTGATAAGGAGTAGATGATATTCAATGGATACATTATATGATGTGCTGAATAAATATAAAGATAAAATTCACAATCAGCCGAAAGATTCGGATGCATTTTATACCATGACAAATGGTGCCCGTATACGTATTCATCGTTTGAATACCGAAGCAACGAAGTGTACCATCGCAATCGGTACAGGAGTTGTCGAGACAGGCGAAACAATTTACATGGATAATGATAATATTCTGATGGGGTTGACCATCTATCCGAAGGCAACATTAAAAATTACAAAACAATTGTTATTGAACCACGGATGTTCGGTTGAATGCAATGGCGGTTTGATTATTGAAAAACGAGCTCGATTGTATTTGCGTGGAAATAAATCCAATGTCGTTGCATCAAATACCAGCACCGTGACGATTGATAATAGTTCAGATGTTATTGTCAACGAAGGGTCACTGTGTGAAATATTTGGTTCCATCAATATCGATGTTTCTCGTTTACGCGTATTGAAGAACAATCCTCGTTTTATTCTTGCTGACGGTATCGATTTACGAATTACAAATATTCCGGAACTGAAAGATGTTTATACCCTCAATCAATATCTAAAATCACTTCATAGTCAAAATTTAACGCCAAATAGCATTGGGGAAAAAGTATACAACGGTGGAAAATCCATTATTGGACATTCTTATGTGTATGGAGATTATGCGGCCAATTTCTGGGGATGTGATGTTCGATTATTCAAAGGTGATATCATTCTTGGAAACTTCCATGCTCTTTTCTATGGAAGTGTCGGTACCAATTGTGAATCATATGAGTGTGCAAAAGAATATAAAGATTCACACTATTTCAGAAATTTAACCATTGAAAAATCAGCAACACTTCATATTGTAGATAAAGTAAAAGAATCCAATACGTATATGCCAGGATTATATATCGGATATTCTTCGAAAGAAGCAAAGAAATCTTCCATGAATGATCATGCAAAATGTGATGTATATGGAAAGTTAATTTGTCATGGAACCGATAGTGTTATAATATTGGATAATGCCGTATTTACAATCATGGAAGATGCTGAAGTATATCTTTATGATCATGCAACATTCAAATTACGAAATCATGGTATTCTGAAAATCGACGGAACGCTTCGTATCGATTCAATTGATCGTATGGTTGGATTTATGCCAGATGATATCATCTTTGGTAAGAATGGTCGACTCATCATCGAGAATACAGATCATACGGAAGATTTTATTTGGTTGGAAACACCAGTCGGATTTAAATCCCATAAAATTCATCAACTGATTACAGGAGATACTATACAACATCTTACCGTTAAATTCAATAAACATATTGGAATTAAATTGGATACCTATAAAAAATATTTTGGAAGAGATATTCCTTATTGGTTTTTCGGGAAACGATTTGAGGAATGTATTGCAGAAGGAATTTTCGAATGGGATTGCGGATTCATTGAATTGGATTATTCCATCTTTGAATGGCTGACACATGAATCGAATCTAAAAGATGTTGGTATTCTTTTTGATACACATGCATCTTATGGGGTAGAACGATTGCAGGAATTGGTATCAAAAATTCATACATTCGATAATATCAATTGCATTATTTTTAAATTCATCTCTAGAAAACATGTTAAGCGAATTCCATTGTATTTGAAGAATATCAATATTCGGCATTTTTATTACAACGGAATGAATGATAAATACATTCTTAAAACAAATAACGATGGAATGTTATATCTGACCAATACAGAAGTCCATGACGTAACAAAGAATTATTTGCAAAAGGAAATTATTTACCATAATGAAACAGAATTCAATGTGAAATAAATATGGAAGGGGAGAAATCCCCTTCCATATTTCATCAACTATGAAGCCATTCGGAAATCATATTCTTTGATTTACTCAGGATGCGTTTGTCTGTGAGAGGCTGTACAAAGATATTTGCATTCTCCTGAACTACAGCACTATCTCCGCACATACCAATGATATTTGATTCATCAATATGGAATGATTCGCAGAGAAGTTTCATTTCATCGGAATTGGAACGAAGCATTTCACGAAGCTCATCGAATGTGACAAGTGTACCACCGAAGGTTTCTTGGAAATGTTTTGTCTGGTTTGCAGATTCCATCAACGGTTGATTGAGTTCTGCAAGTGCATCTGAGTGAGAAGGATAATTGACCCAGTCATATGTAATAAGGCGTGTCAGAATAATGGTTGGTTTACCCTCCACATTCGTCATATTACCAAATACACGCGCACTGAATCCAGGAACGATCTTTCCGTCAATGATCTTGACCGCCATGTTACGCCCACATTCAGTGCCATTATCTGTCTGAATATGTGCCCTTAGTTTATTTCCCTCACAACGAGGATTTCGAATGTAATGAGATGCACGCCCAAGGTCTGTTGCCGTAAGACGGGTAATTGGCAATTTCTGTCCATCAATCATTGGACTTGGATGATCTTCTTCACCTTGCCAACAATTCCGTTTTCGCTGATCGGTAACATATGGATCTGTTTGCACCATCGTCCACACATTATCCTGTAGATAATTTCTACCGTTACGATTCAGAACACCAAACGATTGTAGAATGGATTCAAAGTCAACAATCGGGAATCCATTGGATCCTTCTCGCACAGTATATCCAAAGTTTTCATAATCCTCAGGGAATGACGTTTGTTCTGAAATGTAACATAATCCATCTGTTAATTGTTTCATTTTGAATCCCTCCAATTAACCGAGGACAATATCATCATCCGATGTTTTGTCATTCTTTGTATCGTCTTTGGAATCCTTCGTATCCTTTTCAACATCTTCTGCTGCTTCTTTTTCCGTGTCAATCAACTGCGCACGAAGCTTTTCGCTCTTCTTGCGAAGTTCATCAACAGAAGCCTGCTGCTTTTTCAGAATTTCTTCCTTCTTATCATCATCGATGTTCTTTCGATTCTTAAGCTGTTCCATATTACGTTCAATGAGACGAATCTGCTCTTCAAGTTCCATGATTGTATTTACTTTACGACGATATCGGATGGCAACAATACACTGGATGAGGGGAATGATTCCAAACAACGTACGCTTTACAATGGTGAATATATTCTTTCCAGTTTTGAGGATTGTGCCGAGGCTGTCAAAGATTTGAAAAATATTATTTGTCACCATAGTAACAGCCGCAGCATTTTCATGGACAGGAAGAACCATGTTCTCAGAAATCTTTACAATTTCCTTGAGATAGGTAGAATGATCCTTATCCTTCAGCTTCTCCACCATTCGATGAAGCGTATCAAAGATGAGTCCGCCATGCTCGGCATACTTCTCCTTCGAACCCTGCTTTGTAATATTGCTATCAAGGTTATAATAACAAGCAAGTGCATACTGAGCAGAAGTATACATCACATACACAGTACACTCGTATTCCATGATAATGAGATCGGACTGTTTGGAATATGCATTCTCATAGTACTGTTTGTATGATCTCAGGATGGACACTCCGCCCTCAATGCTATCAGCTACCTTATTTGCAGTTGTCTGCTTCATTTCTTTTAGAACTCGAATCGATGTTTCAAGTTCTGTAATATTCTTAAAGTTATCGATATTGCCTTTTGATGCACGAATATCACTATCTACCTTTGTTAGCTTCTTCGTAGTGAATTTCGATACAATCTTTCGTGTAAGATTCTTAATGAGTTTAAGAAATTTCCCACCGAGAGCTTTTACGTCAACAGAGGCTTCTGTATATGCAGTAGTCCCTTCAGTATATCCCTGCATGAAGATATCCTGAATATCATATTTCAAATTCTTCGTATACATTCACAACATCTCCTATATCAACGATTGATCATCTTGCTAAGTTCTGAACTGATTCTAGAATTATCCTGCTTCTGGATCTCAGCATCGAGAGAAGCAATGGACTGAACATCCCAATCGACATTTCCATCAAAATACATCTTCATCGTTCCAGCAACTTCATCAACAATTGTCAGTGCGATAAGGAATAATGATTGGCAGAATTTTGCGGTTACTGTAGGATCTCCGAGATCAATACCTGTATTATCTCGCAGGTAAATCACATCTGCCTGAGAAAGAACCATGGTACCATTTGGAATTGGAAGTGCCTTTCCACGAACATTCATGATCGTCCCAGAAAGTTTCTGATAATCTGCCAGTTGCTTTAGTGTCGAAAGCCATGCGTTGCTCTTCTTAAGAGCTCTTGCAGCATTCTTCTTAATATTCGAAAGATTGAGGAAATAATCCTTTGCTGAAATTTCTCCACTTGTATAACGAACCTTCTGAAGCTTTCGATTGGAACCATTTACAATATCTTCCAAATCATCATTTAAATCCTTCAATTCAACTGGATGAAGAACGGTCTTAACACCGATGACATAGGTAACAGCATCGCGAATTTCCTTACCATTTCGAATTTTGAATGTTGCCGAAATTGCAAATGGTGCAAGTGAATTCCACTTACGAATTTCTACATCCTTCAGAACGGACGGATGTGGCTGTGCCTTTGGATCCTTTGGAGGAGGTACTACAGTAGCACCATTATTTGGTTTTGCTTCTAGATAGCTAAATCCAGTCAATGGCGGATTTGCGAGACGAGCACTCTCGCTGATGAAATATGCCATTTCTTTTGTTGGTGCAAATGCATTGCATTCAAGAATGAGATTATCACTAATCTCAAACACACGATGTAATGACTCAATCATTAGGGAATCGAGCTCATCAATTCCATTGGATGACTCACCATACATGTTGCTTGTTGCCGTCATTGGGTTGATTTTTGTACCATATCCAGAAGAGTCAAGATTGATATGGAATTGGCGGAGAAATTTCATCCCGTTCGCATCTTCTTGGTCAATGATTGGATGTTGTGCAAGTGCAGACTGGACAAGTGATGCATAATAACGCTCAAATGTTTTCCCAATTACTTGTGCTTCATTGATACGAATTGATTTTGTAATATATATTGGAAATTGAAGAATTGATTTAGATGCTTTTGAAATGATACTCGTTACCGGCGACATATTCTTTTTAACAGATGAAAACATCGAGTTGACTGATTTCGCGCTCTTAGCAGCATCATACAACTGATTTTCAATCTTACCGAGATCGATAACATTCTTAGGCGTGGCCATACTAATTACTCCTTTTTATAAAAAATAAAGAAACAAGCCCAACTTTATTAAGGTTTTGTTTCGGGGCGTGCAAAAAAGATGACGATTATTCGTCATCTTTCACCCATGCCTCCATGAGCAATTCTTGGATTACTTCATCGGACTCATGCGCATCGACATCAACACCGATTTGAATCAGTTTCTTGATGCGCTCTTTTCGATTCATGTGATCAAGCAGATTTAATCTTCCGGAAGCAGTTGAAGCCATAGAATCGTCACTGGCTTCTTTTATTTTTCGTTGAAGTTTAAGAATGGAATCTCGAATACGTTTTGGGTTCCATTTGATCGGATCGACTTCTCCTTTATCAAATAATCGATTCAAATCAATTACCGGAATCTTGAAACGCTCCCTTACATATTCTGCAAGGATTTTAAGATACACATATTCTTGATCGGTTGTAAGTAAAACAACGTCGAGATGTTCGCTAAATGGTTCTACAATCGAATGGTATAGAGTATTATACTCTAAATCCAAATCTTCATAGAATCCTTTTTTTAACGCATCCAAATTCTGTGTATCGATCCAAATATTCTGATTTTCGAACGATGGAAATAGTGCATTTGCACTCGCAACGGACAGCAGATTATTCCCTGCAATCATCCCAGCAGATATGATTCGATATTCCAGATAGGATAATTCATCTCTAGTGAAATAATCAATCATATGCATGAGAAATTTCTCATGACTTACAATGTAGATCATATCGACTCCTTTCCAAAAATGAAATACATAGGAAGGGGAATGATTCCCCTTCCTACATAAATCACCTTTTACTTCTTGCGACGAATCGGAGCAAACATTTCTGTATCATCATCCTCATCGCTTGCAAAATCTCCGTCGGACGGACGAGCTGCTTCTGATGCAAGATCTGTTTCATATGGATCTACTTTAGCAGCCCAAGTGGGATCGTTCTCGATGTCTTCGTGATCGTGCTCATCTGCAACCTCTTCATCTTCTGAATCGTTTGATCCGAATGATGTTGCCGCACGCATCATATCATCGTCATCAACTTCAGTATCTTCCTCGAACGCATCATCATGTTTCTCAAGTACCGGCATTTCCCAGAGATACATGAATTCCTGCATCTTGGAATACCGATCCAAGATATGATAGAGCAGGAGAAGAAGTTCTGCGTTGAGCTCCACAGGTTCGCCGGTATCAAATGCAGCTACTCTCGCCGTCTTGATGACAAAGTCACCGCTGTAGATGCTGTAGAGACACGCCATCTCTTTTTCACCCGTTGGAGAAATCTTGATGTCGCCATCGAAGAACGATGCAAACTTCTGAAGGACTGCATCCATATCCAGATCATCTTCGACATTAATGTCGCCGATATCTCGGATGTAGATGGGAATTTCTACGAGACGTCCGTTGTGATCAACGAACTTTACGTAGATATTATCTGAATCAAACTTTGACAGCTGCATCTCAATCACGATATGATTCGGATCGAGATTTGATTGCACAGATGTATCGTGATCATTCTTCTTTTCAGTTGTCGCCGGATGAACCGTTACCGTTGGTTTCTCTGACGGGATTTCTGTTTTACTCGGTGTCAGTACTGCAGCACCAAGTGATTCAGCGAATGCTTGCTGTAGTGCAGCATCCAACTCCTTCTTGCAATAATATGCAAGAATGGACTCTGTGATGTCGCTCGGAAGATCGACATCAACAACACGTGTTTCGGCGTAATCCGATACGTAGCGAAGTGCAACCTTCTGCTGTTCGCTTTCCAGTTTGCACGTGCCACTATACTTCTTGCCGACTTTGACAAATCCGGCCGCCTGCATAATGCCATGATAGATGGCATTTCCGTAATCCTTGCGATATTTCGACAACGGACTCTCTGGAAGAACGACTTTCTCCGTCAGCGAATTCGCAATATCCGACGCCAATGGCTGGAACATCCGAACATCCTTCAACGGACTCTCCGCCAGTTCAACAGCATCCCAGATTTCATCCAAGGATTCATCCTCTGGTTCCGGATTACTGACAGGGATTGGGGTGGTAACAACCTTCACCGGCGGCTTTGGAATATCATCTGTCGGGATAGACTTCTTCAGCGGAATGAGATTGACCTTAATCATTTTCAATTTTCCTCCTTAAATTAGACCATATTCTCTATTAATAGAATATATAATTTATAGTGGATATGGCATAACGAAAGTATCAGGTTCGTCTTCGACTTTCTCTTCTTCTACTTTTTTGATCACCTCTTTCTTATTTCGTTTTAGATAGGAAGACCTTGTTTCATCCAATACCGTATTGGTATGTGAATGTGTTAGTAAGTATCCTCGATCGGTTAGCTCACCGATTTCATGATCATGAAGATCATTTCCGATTTTCAATCGGATATCAGAGAAATCATACTTCTTCCCACAATGAGAATTGTTACAGAAAAGCTGTGTGAAGTCATCGTTTGGTGTCAGAATACCAGTGCCGCACTTATCGCATGTGAATAGTTTGGATGATACGCGATATACATATGCAAAATCCAAACACACGGGTTCTTCCGTACCAATTCGAATTCCCCAATTTGAATAATTCTTTTCGCTAATTCCAACATCGCCGATGAGAAACACCGATGACCAATTCTTCAGAATCTTTCGAATCTTATCCTCATATTGTTTCATCTCCAAATAGGAACCGAATACCTGGATATATTCGCAAACGAGGATGGTATAATTCGAAGATATTTCATGAACTCGAATTACTCCGGGTTGGAGTAGCTTTGCCATGGCAAATTCTTTTGCATTATCAATCTTCCCATCCGCATCTGTTGCGAACTTGATAACATATCCTTTGAGTCGAATTGTATATCGATTTGTCCCCGGCCCCAATTGTACAATATCATCGATTCCATATTTTCGCAACAACAAGATGAGCTCTTGATGTTTTTCTTTGTTATGGATATCTCTTCGTCTACTGAGTAAATCCAGATCGACGCGTAACCCAAATGGAATGATTTCTTGAATTAGACTTCGAAGAATCTTCTCCATTATTTATCTCCTCCATCAATCAAATTTATCCGACATATACATTTGTAACATGCGTACTTCATCCATACCGGCAATCCATTCAATTTTACCAATATGACTGTGGATGACATATTCCAATACTGGGTATAATTGTAGATCCTTCATCAGTAACGACTCCCATTTTCGTTTTAGAAAGGGAGCCATTTCATAGATCGTCTGGTATCCAACATGCCCATTACACAGATCAGCAACTTCATCATCCAAGAACTGTCGTTCCGCATCTGTGACTGGAAATGGTATCGTAATCGATCCTTTCTTTCGCGGATGCTTTGTCATCAAATATCCAACCTTAATTTGTTCATACATGTAATTGGATATGAAATCACGAGCATCTTCATATGTAGTATCGATCCGTTTCAATTTCATTCGTTTCGAATTATGAAATTTTAGATACCACTTTGCAAGTTCTTTGTCATCCGTCCATGCATGCGTAATGACTTCCCGATCAGCATCAAACGTTATGCAATAGATGGTGATCTGATCTCCTTCCGAATAAGTTTTCATTATATCACATCCGATCCCTCATCACCTTAATGAAAGCTTCCGCAGAATATATTATCTTGGATAACAATCCTGAGGATAGATATTGATTCCGCAATGGAGCTTTCGCCAACATCATGGATAGTTTTGTATCATAGTCAAGAGAAGAGATGTCATCGTATACCGCATCCAAATAAGCGCGTGCGTCATCCTCTTCACTCCCATACATCTCCTCCAACTCATGCGGATAATATCCAATCGTTTGCAATGGAATTTGATATTCATCCAGTAACAATTCATACATCGTTACATATGCATGAATATCATTCCCATTATCCACCTTATCCATAGAACAGTAATCTTTTAACTGCAATGCCAAATCTTTCTCAAAGAGATTCAATTCGCGCTTTGTCGTTAAAAGAATCATATCATATCCCGATTGGGATGGAAGGGATATCGTATCCAACATATAGAGAGATGCATTCGTATCCAATACTCCTTCCATCAATTCGAGATCGCGATATTTCCCAACCTTTACAAGATATTTGGATTTCTTTCGTTGCTTCAAAAATGTCTTAATTGCTTTACGGTAGACAGACCATCCATAAAATTCCTGCCGAAACATCCCATGCGCTCGGATGAATAGAAGATATACTTTTTGATCGGAATCCACATGACACCCCTCCTTTCATTATAATATATAAGATAATGGGTTGGGGTTTATACCCCCAACCCTATTGCATTGTAATGAGTTTCACAAATGGTGTTATCACATGGATCCAATTATAGTATGGATCAAGTTCCATTGATTTGTTATTGAATTCGAGGTAGTACGCTTCATCCAACAGATTTGATTTATATCGGCGGATGAATGATTTTAAATATCGTTTCACTCCACTATCATGCGTTTCCAATTTTCCCATCATATCATTGATAAACGCAATCATATAGAGTTTGTGTTTGTAAATTCCGGATTCACCGATCCCTTTGATATCCAATGTCTCATCATTATAGTATAACTCAATATTATGATTCTCGACAAATCTCAAATATGAACTATACTCATTCTTGATTCGGAATTGAATCATTCCGAATTTTGTTTTAAAACATTTCTTAGTGACGAAGAATGCATCCTTCTTGACCGAAATGATTTCATCGTCCTGAATATCATTTTCCATTAAGAATATTTTACGACAGTATGCGAATTTCTCTGATAAGCGCTTCGAGAATTCTTTATCGTCTCGCTGGAGTTTTCCGATTTCAATGGTTTGTTTCATCTTTTCCATCTTAGATAAATCGCGAATAATATCCTGAGATAAAAGATGGAATTCATTGATAATACTGAACCCTGCATTCTTCATATCATATTCATAAATTGGATGATCAAAGAGGTATTCGATATCCGGATTCAAATAGGTTGTCATATTTGGTTGATACATATTTCACCAACTTACAACTTTTGATATTCTTTCTTTGATAGTTGTTTCCATGCATGTTTAGAATCATTCCACTGACGATCGAGATATCGCAATAGGTATTCTTTGCATGCAGGATCAACAACTTTTACCAACACCTCAATGCGATTTGCAATCTTCGGGGAACGCAGATCCAAGGAACCGATATAAATTCTTGGATTCTTTTTTCCAAACTGATAAATTCTGGCATGCTCCAGTTTATCCCATACAATTGACTTGATCGTCATTTTCTTCATATATGAATTTGGAAATTGTGCACCAGAACGAATGATTGCATCAATTTTTACATCGGCATGTAATGCATGCCCAATTTTTCCTTCCAGATATTCATCATCAATTCCATTGCATTTAATTCGAATATAACCATCCTTTCCTTTCTTGATTTCATAATCAAATTCTTTGGTGAATCGTTCAATGAAATTATTTCCCGTGGCCAATACCTCATTGAATAATTTTAACTGCTCATCGGATGATTCTGACAACAATACACGAAACAATCGTTTGATGGAACATACGATTGATGGATTGGTTGTAATGTATGACATATCACAATACTGAGATGACGTTGTCGTATTGTAATTTCCTGTTCCAATCTGTGCAATGGAAAATGTATCAAATTCCATCAGACATAGTTTGGAATGAGTTTTAACTCCATACTCAAAGTTATGGAATTGAATATGAACCCCAATCTCATGCATCCGTTTTGCCCATTGCATATTCCGTTTCTTTTCTCCAAATGCATTTAGCTCTATATTCACATAAATTTCAACTCCGCAATTTCGTGCAATCTGAAATACTTTAAACAAGGATGGATTATCCCCGATGCGATATAATGTCATATATAGAGATTTCATTCCATGAATAACCCCATCGAGAATGAGATGGTAGAAACTCCGAATATCATATTTTGGATATTCCAGAATGTAATCATGATCAAGAATATCTTGTACAATCAATGGGTTCAGAGGAACCGGAACTTTTTCACATCCTTTGTTGAAATATTTCATGATACTATCCATATACAAATGAGGATGTTTCCAGAGAATGGGCGCAGATATATATTTGCGTAGTAATTGAAAATTGCCGTAATAGTCGATTCGATTTACTTTTGATCGACGATGATGTTTAATTACACGCACAGAACATACATTTTTTGTATTATATTTCGCAATAATTCTTCGATGAATATCGTTAATATTAAACCACGATGTTCCATTTGATTTCTTTAATCGGATGATCCCAAATTGTTTCCCTTTCTTAAAAATGCTATATACTGCATTGGAATCGAATGGATACCGACGCATTTCCTCTTTCTTTACAAATACAACTTTACTGAGAATATTATCAATTGATTTCATATCATGTTTTATATTCTGATAGGATTCCAGAACATCATCGATTCCTTTGATATACCGATGAAATTGCTGTAACATGATTTTATATAATTGCCCGCGCATAAAATATTTCTGGCATAATTCAATTGCATTCGTGTATGTAATATGATAAAAGAATAATTTCTTTGCTGGATTTGTCGCAATCGAACCATTATACCAAACACGATCTTGAAATAACAATTGCTGTAGAATCATAATATATCCCTCCTATCTAAAGAATATATAATAATTAAAAAAATAAGCAGGGGAAATTTCCCCTGCCCATTCTTATCGGTCACGCAACGATGCCGGCGAGCTTGAACGCATTCTTGATTCGTTCTGGGAGCGTGTTCACATCCGCGCTCGGCTGATACGGAACTGCCGCTTCCCAACGATTGCGACCATCCACAACCGGAATCACATCGAACTTATCCCCGTAATCAATGATACTCCATGCCGGCTCATCCCTTTCGATGACATTGATCTGTGAACCAGAGTGATAGATGTGGAGAATTTCTTCTCCATCAATCTTGAACAGACCGTACTGATCGACAGGCAGGGAATGTGCCTGGATAAACATCTCTTTGAGCGTCATGATATTTCCTCCTAAATAGAATGGATTACTCTATGAAGATAATATATCACCGTTATAAGTCGGGATCCGAGAGATATAACTGGCGATCAAATGGATGCTTGGGTTTCTGATCCACGTATATTTCCGCATTTTTCCCACCCAAAATCCTTTGTAGAATCCCGATCAATCTCTTTGATGTGAGTTCCCCGGAATTTGTCATATCCTCCTGTCCGTGAATATCCCACTGCCAAATACTACCACATTCATCGATGGATGTAAATACGTGCCGCTCTGTAGTATTCGTTAACGGATTAATGCGCAATGCTTTAATGGCATTTGTATCCGTTAAGAATTTCATCCATAGTTCGTCGTCGTCTTGAAAATCCGAGAGGATGAGAAGTTCATCTCGATACGATGCTGGCAGAAGTTCTCTGGGAACATTGACGCGTAACTGATTCCCGGGCGAATGGACGGAGATATGGATATTGAATTTAACTCCACCTGATATCCATCGCAAAAGACAATAATCAGGACGATTGTCTTTGATTAGCTTCAATATCTCTTCGCTTTCAAGACGCGATAGACTACAACGATTCTGACCAAAGCGACGACAGTATCGATCTCCGGCGAAGTGCTCATAAACCCTCACTTCCTCATTCTTGAGTTCGATTTCAATTTTCTTCGTATATACGGAACGAGCCAATCGAAGAAATGTATCATCGGAACAATTGAACGATACCCGTTTATATCCGTCGAATCGGATTCTCGGGAATTCCTTAAATTGTAAAATTTTTCTGCTCATTTAAATTGATCCTCCAATTCAAGTTTGTATCCTTGTGATAGAAACGCGTTACGGGTTAAGGTGACGCGCCATTCATCCTCACCTTCATGTGAGATTTGAAACAGCTGATCTTTTTCATCCGCAAGATCACGATATGGTTTACAGTAACCATTGATCATGACCGGAATTTCCTTGTGCAGATATTCGAACAATTCAACTCCAGTCATGTATACGAAAGAGACAATTTTATTTTCAAAATGCCATCGGTCTACTTCACGCTGAAGATACATATAGGAACTATTCCCATAGTCCAGCGTAAGTTTTTCAATGCGATGGGATTGAAGAAATTTTAGAAACTGCCTCCCGTCGATAAGAAATGTGATATATCGATCTTTCATCAATCGAAATTCTGTCACACCGCGAATCTTATCAAAGAATGCTTTCATCTGATTCAACCTCCTATTGCACGATGTGTAATATATACACTCTTAATTGTATTGACCGGAATTGATTTCAGAGCTGTTCGAAGCGCATCATCACTCATCGGCTCTGAAATTTTTTCATGATCGATCGACATCTTTGCAATCCATGCACCATCCAATCTGCGCTCGAAAAAGTATCGAACGTATGCATGTATTTTTGGATTTTTCACAATAACATGGAGAAGATGTATTTGGGAAAGATCGAAATATTCGCTCAACTCTCCATTGAGAATCGATACCGGATAAGAGTAGATTGAATCGTAGAGAGTCCATGGAATACCCATATAATATCGACCATCATTCCTGGTCAATCGCAGAGTATATTCATATTCTTTTTTGAGATACGGCTTAAATGTAAATTCGGCATGGTGGCTATAGTCGACTTCAAATCGACGCATGAGTCGACTGGTCGCTTTCAGATCAGTAAATTTATACTGTCCCCACTTATCCGTGATAAGCCATCCCTTTATTGCTCCTTCCGGACGCTCGAATAGCTCACTATCTTTAACACCTGTATACTTTACAGAGATAATTCGCCGAGACTGCATGAATCGATGAATATCTTTTCGATTCACTGAAACGAAAGTGTATCCGGGTGTCAAATATGCAACACGAAGCATAGCTGTACATCCCGACGGTCGAAGTAATTTACGCACGAATAATCCTCCTCATTATTTGTCGTATCAAAAATAAAGAGGGATGTGAAACCATCCCTCCCGTAGATCTTACTCGTCGATCATCCATCCGTTATCCTTGCTTGCGCCCACAAGGAACTTTCCATCTCCGACACATTCGATGGAGATGTGGCACTCCTCGTAGATCATCTCGAGGATTGCATCTTTGATCACATCGTCCTTGAACGTCTGAGGCTCGCTCAACAGATGGTATGCTGCTCGCCAGACCTTGTCCTTGTCGCGCAAAATCACGGAAAGATCCGCAAGACGCATCGGCGGCATCGCAATAGAGATGGAACCATCGTCATCGATGAGAACGACGTCGGAGTTCACGATCTCATACAGATCCTTGCCGATCGTCAACGTACGTGTAAATGTATACACGTAGTTGCGATACATTGCATCGTACTCGCTCGTGAGTCGGTACGGGTTTTCCCGCTTTGTGCGGAATGCTTTCTTCAGTACACCCAAACCTTCCGGCGCGATGCAGAGTGCGGCGAGAAGCTGATGTACCCCAACCTTCTCGTTGAAGTAGATCATTCCATCTTCGAATACGAGAATGGAGAATTCCTGGGAACCTGCATCCGACAGAGTGCAAAACTTCTTGTTGATCAGCGACATTGGCATAATATATCCCTCCTAGGATAAATGAACATCTTGGTATCCCTCGTATAGAAATAATATATAACTTGTATTCTACGATAAAAAATTATAGGAGGGAATCATCCCTCCTATAATTCATTTCAAATATTACTGCTTTTTGATATCGGAGACAATTGCATTCTTCTCTAGATCAGAGATCTTGTTGTTGTGAACTTTAATTGCTTCCTTTACACCAATCATATCGGCCTTCATATAATTAATATGATCAACCATATTCTGGAAATTCTTCTTGATCTCTTCCCCGAGAAGACGATCGTAGAAAACTGTCGTTGCAAAGCATGACATATTTACGGTAATGGCTAATGCCTTAACGATAGCCTTGAGATCATCCTCATCGATATGTTTGATCTCTTTTAGTACACTCTGCACTTCTGGCGAGTTGATGATGGCTACGGTATTCTCCGTAATCAGTTTATTCATCTGCTCGAGAATAAAATCAGCATTTGCCGTTTCTTCATTCTCAGTAGACTCTTCGGTAGATGTCTCCTCTGATGGAGTTTCCATCTCGACCTCTTCATTCTTTACTTCTTCACTCATGGTGAGTTTCCTCCTCTTCTGAATTTAACAGCGTCTTCAACCGATCGGTTGAGACATATCTTCCATAAAGATAATCCTCATAACAAGGATCATCCTTTTCATCATACAATGCATCGCTCAAAATTTGTCGCTTTACTTCCTGATAGGATAGTCCAAGCGTTGGTGCTTTTGTTTTGAGAATTGCTTGATTGATGTTTAGAATTACATATTCTGGTTCTTTGAATTTGGAGAAATCAGGGCGCTCGTATGGATTATTTGCATCCCGAACCATTCGATTGATGATAATCTCCGATTGTACCGAGCGGCATCGAATATCCGCATCAAGAAGCAATTCAAGGAAGTCCTGAGCCAGTTCATGCATATTTTCATATTTCAATGCACGCGTATCCAGAAGATCCATGATGGCATGAAGATTATCCGCCATACCATTGTTCTTTGTTTCTACCGATGCAAATCTCTCTTCCATTTCCGATGAAATGATATCAAATGGAATTTCGAAATATTTTTTGCCAGTTGTTTTATCTTCAACCAATTCGAAATATTTCATGGCCGACGATTCGATGAATGTAGATTCTTGACCATCCAAGTCAATCTGATCGTATGTCTTATTTGTCATATTATATACATAGATCGGGAATACCACATTCGAGCCAAATGTATTATGGTCCATAGTATCATTCTTATTCACCGGAATAAGATTTTGTTCTTCAATACGAATGGAAAGTTTTCCTTTCACATCAATCCCGTCTTCATCATTGATATAAATATCACCAGATAGATATTTGAAATATTTGGAGAATGTTTCACCGAATGTCAACGGATTCGCTTTTGTAAAGAGTAGATGCTTTGTAGATAGAATACCCTGACCGACTGGTTCGGAAAATACCTCCGTATTATAGATTGCCATACCAGGCATATTGGATACGAGGTGTGCATCATTTCCGTAGCATACATGACAACATTCATTCCCAAGAGCACATGTTGCAACATGGCGTACCCATACATGTTTCCCGATGAGATGTTTATGGGTATGATATTTGATCAATTGAACCGGTTCGCCTAATGTTTCTGTTCCCCATTTATTTTCCAATGCATGGAGAAATTTCCCATCCCGCACATAATATTTGATCATGTGTTTTGTACCACAATCATACACGGTGCTGGATAATGTTAGCGTACGCGCCAATATGATCAGGTTGCGTGCCAAATATCCGGCATCTCCCATAAAGGACTTGTTTGCGATGGCAGACAGTCGAGACCCTGTTGCAGCGATATAGTATGTTGCCGGATCGGTATACCCGGTTGAGAATCCATTCCCCTTCATTGTATATGGAATAACATTTCCAGAAATATCCGGAATCTGTCCATAAGAGATGAACATTTCCTGTACTTGTTTATCCTTAATATGATTTCCTGCTTTGGAAATATACCAGATCGGATTCTTTGTTTTTGCAAACTCTGCAATCAATTCGCGGTTCTTTTGTGCAAGGAATTGTTCCACTTCAGATGTTTGCATAGTGTCTGGAACGACAAGATTATTCAGTTCTCGAATCTTTTCTGAGTTCTTATAATCATTCAAGAATACAGACTCGAGTGTCATGATACATGCCTGATCCAGTGCTGCAAATTCAATCGAAATTTTCTGATAACGCTCAATGAGAGTTTTGAATAATTTGGAATAATCGCTATATGGAATACCGTAGTCGATCAATACTTGAAGAACTTTGGATTCCAATCCAAGTCGTGTACGTTGATTGACCATCTGCTCCAGCATGAAGCTACGGTCTAGCACTTTAATTTCGGTTGAATAAAGTTTTTGTACTTCATTCAGAATCACCAATGGTCTCCATGCATTTAGATTAATCAACATCTTTTGCGGAGATAATGCATATATCTTTTCGTCTTCCGGATAAAATTTGAATTTGATCCGAAAATCTTTACACATTGGCTTTTTATAAATTGCACATGTTAATATGTAAATTTTATCATATAAATCATCGAATGCATCGAATGTCTTAAAATTTGAAATGATTAATGTGGATGGAAATTGTTTCTCACACTCTTCTGTAGTATTTATGATTGGGATTGAATATTGCATGAAATTGCCCTCCAGAAAGTAAAATTAGTCTTACGTTGAAAATATATAATAAAAAAATATTATAAAATAAATTATATGTATTATATATTAACGCGTTAACATAAAGGGGTTATCGAAAATATCATGGAGTTAATAATTAAACCAACATCTGCATGTAATTTTAAATGTACATTTTGTAGTGCAGCAAATCTGAAAATAAAACATTCACTATCAAAAGTTCCAGAACAATTGAAAGAATTAATTTGTAATTTAAAACCAAATAATATTATTTTTACCGGAGGGGAACCAACTATGTGTTCTCCTGAATACTACAATGAAATTATGTCATTTACGGATTGCAAGATATCCTTTACATCGAATTTAAAAAATTTTTATTTAGATCCGGATGCCTGGACGCCTCTTTTTAAAAATCCACGCGTCGGAGTAGCTACATCATTTCAATATGGTACCGGAAGGCTATGGGATATAAATACGATATACAGTGAAGAAATGTTTCGGAATGTTCAAAACTTATTCTATGAACGGATTGGATATTCCCCCTCATTCATTACAGTTATTACCAATGATAATGCCGATCGATATTTTGACCATATTCTATTGGCGAAAGAACTTGGTACAATGTGTCGATTAAATAGTGCAAATAGAATGGGGAGACAAGGATCTTACTTCCCTCGTTATAAAATATTTCGTATGTGGATCAATATCATTGATCGTGGATATGAAAAATATGAGGTTAATTGTTCCGAGAGACATACTGGTAGATGTCCGTTGAATTCAAATGGAACATGCGAATCTTGTATTCGAGCAGTATATATAACCCCTCGAGGAGAATTAATATATTCGAATTGTGAAGATAAATTAAATCGCAATGAAAAAGAAGTAATTCCAATCGATAAAAAGCCAATGGTAACATCAACATCCGTAATTCGACCAAATGAAGTCATCTCTAAGAAATGTTATTCTTGCGATTTATTCTGGATTTGTAACGGATGTACAACAAATCGAATTGATGCAAAAGAGGATCCAAATTATTGTAGGGAAATGCTTGCATTGAAGGAAGAAATTATCAATCATGGATGGCATATATAATATTAAAAAGGAAGGGGATATCCCCTTCCTTTCATTTCATTTTTCTATGCTTGTATTAAATCATCATACATGTATTTACATGCCATGCAGGACATACATTCATGAGAACATCTCGATTTTATTTTTTGAATTTCCATGAATTTTGCATACCTATTATCATCATGAATATCAATATTATATGCAAATGTTGTTCGATCATCGGATGTCCAATAAGATAATAATCTTGCAATATTTACCAATGACAATTCTCTCGTTGATAATTTAATGCAATCGATCCATGGATTATATAAAAGATCTTCTTTGTATAATGCTACCGATATTAATCGTACCCAAGGAGAATGATTCATGATCAACTCGCATCGATTTGTGATACCAGATCCGCTTGCACAACAGCTGATTTTATTTGAAGATAATAATTCTACGATATCTTTCTTTTGATAAAGACATCTTCTATTTACAATATATTTTACTTTTATATTATTCCGATGGAGATATTCGAAGAAAGAATCCGTATACATAGAACGAGACGGCTCATCGATATTAATCGCATGGAGTTTTATATTTGAATCTTCGATTTCTGATGTATTGTAAATTTTTGAATGTGTCGATAGATCTATTTCTATATCTGGAAATTCTTCTGATATTCTTTTTGCAACAACAAGATCTATCACGGTAACTCTATTTATATTCAATACAGAATATACACTTTTCAAATTATCGATATTCTGTTCAAGATGAGCATCGGGTCGATTCATAACTAAATTTAGAGGTATATTATACGTATCAACCGTTGATAATATTTCTAAAATATTGTTATCATCGATATGCCCGCCAGGCATTGTAAATAGATTTGAAAAATAAATGTCATTGATATATTTTCGATATTTATGACATAGATTAAAAAATGCTTGACCTCCAAGGTTATACCCAACACTAATCGAATTTTCTTTTATAAACACGATGTAACACCTCGTAAGATATACTATCTTAAACAAGAGTAACATTCTGATGGAATATCTCCTTGTAAGTGTTTCTGTTTAATTTGAATTACTTTATCCGATTTCAATATTTCGGACAAGGAAGATCTTTTTAATGACCCAAGGACATGTTCATCATGATGACCATAACAACACATCCGAACATTTAGATCAACATCAATGTATATTCCTTTAAATAGCGACCAGCATGGTATCGACTTTACCATGTGATCTAATTCACCACTTACACCCCCAATACCAACTTCATTATTTCCACATTGTGTTTGTAATGGAAGCCAATAATGATCGACTCCATCAAATTTTTTTAATGCAGAAATATATTCATTTTTAGAAGAATCCATTATTGTTGATATTGTTAAATGTTTTCCCATCGATTGGCATAGACGATCCAATTCATATATATTCGATATGATTTTATCATATATATTAGCAGGACTTCTTGTTTTCCAAATAAAGTCTTCAATATTTTTATAGTTCCATGATACTTTCAGACTATCAATATATTTTATTGCCGGTATGATATTTTCAATAGTTGTTGCATTTGTCGTCAGATATGTGAAATATTTGTATTTTTTCAATTCTTTGTAAAAATCTTTGAGTAGAGGATGAATCGCAGATTCGCCCATATAAAATAATCCAACTTCCCGAACGGATGAAATTGTTAATAGCTGCTGTAATATGATATTAAAATCTTCCAGTGACAATAGTTTCTGGCGAATATTTTTCTCTTTCATCGAATGATGATTACAAAATACACAATCCAGTGTGCATCTACCAGTAAGTTCAATCTTTACTGTTGTTGGTGGTGTATCTAAAGATAGATTATCGTTTCGAGATATATTAATCACCCTATTTTTTAACAGATCTGAACTCATATGCCGCCTCCGATATTATATTTATTTTTGAAATATTCTGCATATTCTCCCCCAAGTACAAGACCATTTGCATTGCATTTATCACATGGAGATATCGATCGCGGATGATGGAACATCATCATTTTTATGGAATGCAAATATTCTGTAAAATATTTTCGAATATCAATATCAAATATCGTATATTTTTTTGAATATCGTTTCCAATCTTCTTGACAAATTAAATAGGAACCATCGTAATCGATTGTAGTCTTATAGAATGGATAATAACAAATTGATGAAATGGTATTATCCAGGTCTTGATTCCATCGATTTGTTGGACTAAATTCGCTTACAGATGAATGAATGTCATGATTTCGATATATACATTCAACATTGGACGTATTATTTTTGATGATATGCTCATTATTCATATCATGAATCGATATAACAATACATGCATACTTTGCTATATTTCTATAATCAAAATTAGTAAGACCATTACTAATAATTTGCAGGTCGAATGATTGTAATATTTCGACGATTTCATTTATTTGAGGATGTAGGGTAGGCTCCCCCATACCGGAAATTGATATCATGCCGGAATATTTATAAAATGATAGTTGCCGTTTTAGTTCATGAATCATATCTAATGATGCATAATTATTAGCATTTTCAAAATAGGTACTATGAGGGCAATATTCACATTGTAAATTGCACATATCTGTCACACTCAGGCATATAGACCGGAGACATGAAAATTCATCTTCTATATTCAATTTGCTGATGCGAGATTTCATCCGTTCGATGTGTTCAGTTTCCACTCAATATACTCCTTTTTATAATTATCATCAGGATTTCCAAATCGACATAAATCGATACCATCTACAATAAAATGTTTATGCGGAATTGGAAGTTCTTTTGCTTGAAGTGTTACATAAACATAGTGCTGCGTTATAATTTTATATGGAATATTCCAATCCCAAATTGGATTTCGATGCATTATAATATTTTCTAAGTATTTGGCGGCTGCACCACAAATGTATTGCTCACGTAACAACTGAGCTCGCGTATCATACTTTTTATGATATATTAAATATCCTAATCGAAGTGCTGGGTCTGCACATTTGCTAAATGATCCGATAATAAATTCATTTTCCGCAAGTATGCGATCTTTATTTAATAGAATGCGATTCGTATATGTTTCATCAATTATTTTTATATTTCGATAACGATCAATATTCTCATGTTTGATCAAATTTGAATATGTATCAGTTGTATATATTGGATATGAATCATCAGTGATATTCAAAATAAACTTATTATTCTGGAATCTATAATCAACATAAGTATAGTTGAATCCGAATCCTTCGGCGATAACATCAACCATTGCCCATGACGGATGTTCAATATATAAATCCTTTCCTGGCAACATCATCATTGCAATCTTTAATGCATTTTCACAGCCATTTGTTAAAATAAAATTATCGATTGGGATCGAAAAATGATTCGAAAAACTTGTATAAACATTATACATATTTGGATATGTTTTATCTAGGCTTGGTTCATTTTTTATAGAAATGAATGATGGTACCGCTTCCGGTTTATATCTGTCTCGCATAAACATATAATTGCCTCCATAAATAAAAATAAGATGGGATGATACTGATGAATTTTGATAAAATTATAAACTGCAGAGAAATGCTATCGGATGACGTTTTAAGATTAAAGGAGACTGCATTTATAATATGTAATAATCCAAAATTAAAAGAAATAAGTAAATATGATGCATTGGAATTCATGAAATTATTACAGTTTGAATTATATAAACTATATGATCATCACATACAGATGTTGTTGGACCCGCATCCCGATCAGACCGAATATATATTAACCAAGAGAAAAATGTATATATTGGAAGAAATAATCATATCATTATCTGAAATTCAGATCCGTGCTATTACTTCTTCGGATATCATCGAATATATTGAATTATTATCAACGGATGATTTTCAACAATTAATTGATTCTATAACAATGATATACAATGAATGTCCAAATCTCGATATTGTGGCAAAAATTATGAAAGAATCTCTTACCAAATATAAGGTATTCAAAGGGAATAACAGATTATCAATATTACATAATCAATTGATTTATAAATTCCCATTAAGCCCTCGAGGGATATACAACAATTTCGTAGAAATTGCATTAACGGAAAAAAATATATCGGATAAATTGCATCCAATCAAATTACATTGTATGATACGAAATGTACCTATTGTATCATCAACTTTAGTGAATGTCTATGATGTTATTGATGAAAGAGATATCGTTTATTTTAAAGGAGTCATACACCAAGATATATCAAAATATAATATCAAAATTCAGGATTTTTATATAAATAATATTGCAATTCAGAATGGTAAACTAATTCTCATTGATTATGGTGACATAAAAAAAATATTTTAATAATAGGCCTCACATGAGGCCTATTATTTTATATTTCATATTTACCAATTTCAACATCATGTAATATTTTTTTATATAATTTTTTTGGTGTTGCGCACCGGCCATTGACCCATGATAATT